CTAATATAATTGAGTATCATAAAGAGACAGATAAATTAATTGATGAAATTAATAATCTTGAGGTAAAATTGAGATTGGGTAATATTATATTAGATAGATTAAAAAATACTATTGGAAAATCAAGAGTTAATTGTTTATTAATGTTTTATTCTTATCCTATGAGTATGGTTGATAAAGTAGAAAAATTAAATAATGATGATATAGAACAATATGATGAGATAAAAAGGATAGAAAAATATAATATTATTCATGGTACATTTTATAAGTATCTATTCAAATGTATAGAAAATGAGAAAATAAATGTTTTGTTTTATTATAATAATAAAAATAAGGTTGAACAATTTCAGAATATGATTGATGAAGAACAATTTAAAATTTTAATTAAAAAATATGTTAGTAGAATTAATATGTCTAAGGATTATTTTGAGATTAGATTTAATAATGATAGTTCAATTAGATTCGTTTATGGTAGAGATAATGCAAGAGGTTATAGATGTCATTTTGCTGTAGTAGATACTGAAATTGATAGAGAGATTTATAATAATGCGATTTGTGGTAAGACTATTTTATTTGATATGGTGAAAAGAGATAAGATGGATAATAGATTAAAGGAAGATAATTATTGTGTTGATTATATAGAGATGTAGATTGTTGGATTGTTAGATTGGTAAGTGTGAATAAATAAGAGTTATAAAATTAAATATAAAGTTTTGTGGATTATATGACACTTGAGAAATCAGGTGTTATTTGTGTTTACAAAAATATAATATTGTTTGTTTAAGAAACGAGTTTTGAATAGGGTAGCTCCCTATCTCTGTGTGGACTCGTTTCTTTTATATTTTAAATAATAAAAAACACACAGAGAAATAAATAACACAGAAAAGAGGTATGTAAAATGAATGAAGAAATTAAAATTAGAAAATGTAGTAAATGCGGTGAAGAGAAACCATTAACAGAAGAATATTTTTATAAAGAAATAACTGCAAAAGATGGTTTTAGAACAGTGTGTAAAATTTGTACTAAAAGTAAATACAAACATTACAAAGATGATAATTTTGATATTTATGTATGGTATGATAATAAATCAGTTAGATTTAAAAATAATTGGAATTTTGAAGATATTAAATGGATTTATGATAATTATGGAAATATAAATAAACAAATTATTATAGATAATTTTCCTAATTCTAATTATAAAACAATACATAATATTATTTCTCAATGGGATATTAGAAAGATTGAAAAGAATGATGATTGGTCTAAAGAAGATATTGAATTTTTAAAAGATAATTATCCTAATATGTCACAAGATGAATTACAAAAAACATTCTATAATAGAACTTGGGATGCAATTAAAAATAAGGCATGTAAATTAGATATATGTCGTGATGAAGAAACTTTAACTAAAATAAAAAGTGATTGCCAAATAGGTAAAGTAAAATCAGATGAAACAAAAAGAAAAATGAGTAGAAGTAATAGAGGCTCAAATAATTGCAATTGGAAAGGAGGATTATCTCCTCTTCATCCTTATTTTAGAGGTATATTATATGAATGGAAAATTGATAGTTTAAAGAAATATGATTATAAATGTGCATTAACTAATGAAAATAATGGAGATTTGCAAATTCATCATATAAAAGAAAATTTTAGTGATATTATTATAGAAACATTAAATATTTTAAATTTGCCTATATATCAAGATATGTTAAATTATACTGATGAAGAAATAATAAAAATAAATAAAACATTTTTAGATTTAAATTATAAATATGGTCTTGGTATTCCATTAAGAAAAAGTATACATAAATTATTTCATATTTTATATGGCTTGAAAAATAATAATGAAAAACAATTTGAAGAGTTCAAAACAAGATATTTTGCAGGAGAATTTGAAGATGCTTTAAAAATTTCTGAAGAAGATATTAAAAATAAAATTAAGAAAAGAAAAACATATAAAAGATTAAAATCAGATGAAGTTATTGAAATAAGAAAATTATTAAATAAAGGATTTCCTATAACATATATATCAAAGGAATTTGGTGTAAGAGATTGTGCAATATACAATATAAAAATAAACAAAACATGGAAAGATATTGGTTAAAATATTTATAGTAAATATTTTAAAAGGAGTTAATTAGTATGGCAGTAAAAAAAAATATGACTAAGATAAAACGTAAAGAAATTACATGTACTAAATGTGGATTAATTAAATCTGTTAATATAGGAAACTTTTTCAAAACTGATAATCCTCTATATAATGAATTTTTCCCAACATGTAAAAATTGTGTTTATGAATTATTTAATGGACATATACAAAGTGGTTTAGATATAAGAAATGCCATTATAAAAATATGTGAATTATTGGATAGACCTTTTATTGATGAAGTATTTTATAGTACGTATGAAAAAGAGAAAAACAACAAGAATATTCTTGGTGTTTATTTTAAAAATTCAGCAATGCAACAATGGAAGAAACAGGGGATAATAAGATTTAATGATAGTATATTTTCAAGAATTTCATCCCAAGCAACACAAGAAGTTTTTGAAGATAATGTAAGAATATATAGTGAAGAATGGAATGGAAGATACACAAAAACAGATATTGACTATTTAAATAAATATTTAACAGGATTGCATAATGATTTTAAAATTAATACTACAAGTTATAAAGATTATGCAAAAAAAATATGTTGTGCTAGTTTGGCAGTTAATAAGGCATATCAAGAAATGTTAGATGGTACAAATGGAGCAGATAAAAAATATAAAGATTTACAAGCAACATTTGATACTTTATCTAAATCAGCACAATTTAGTGAAAATTCAAGATCTAGTATAAGTGCAGGAATAAATAGTATATGTCAAGTTGTAGATAAAATTGAAAGTAAAACTTGGATATATGCAATGGACGAATATGACAAAGATGATATTGAGCACTTATTAGATCAATTTAATAATATTCATAAATCGTTGTAGGTGATAAAATGGCAGTATTTAAAAATTTTAGTCATAAAAGTAGGCATATAAAAGATGGAGATTATGATAATTTAGATAGTAGTTTTAGTTATGATCCAATTAATAATGAAGGTGATAATCTTAATGATGAAGAATGGGAAAAGTTTATAGCATATTATAGAATCCATTTGGATAAATTTGCCATTGAGATTTTATGTTTGAAATTGCACCTTTTCCAACGATTAATACTTAGAGCCATGGCAAGATATCAGTATGTGATGCTTATATGTTGCAGAGGACTAGGAAAGTCTTGGATAAGTGCTGTATTCTTTGTTTGCTCGGCTATTCTTTATAAAGGTTTAAAATGTGGAATTGCATCTGGGCAAGGGCAACAAGCAAGAAACGTAATAATTCAAAAAATTAAAGGTGAACTTGCCAATAATCCAAATATAGCAAGAGAAATAATATTTCCAATAACTACTGGCACTAGTGATTGTGTAGTAAATTTTAGAAACGGAAGTGAAATAAGAGCAATTGTACTTGGTAGAAATCAAGGCGATGGAGCGAGATCATGGAGATTCCATTATTTGTTAATTGATGAGGCGAGACTTGTCCCTGATTCAATTATTTCAACTATTTTAATTCCAATGACAAAAACAAAAAGACCTGTAGCTATTGAGCATATGCAACCAGAAAAAGGCAAAGTAATTTTTATATCCTCTGCATTTTTGAAAACAAGTGATTTATATAAAAGATTTATTTATTTTTTTGATAAAATGAAAGAAGGAAATAAAAATTATTTCGTGTGTGCATTAGATTATAAAGTTGGAATTGAAGCTATGATATTTGATGAAGAAGATATAGAAGAAGAAAGAAATAAACCTGATACTACGGAAGAAATATTCCTTTATGAATATTGTGGTCAATTTGTAGGATCTAGTGGAGAAAGTTATTATCCATATGATGTTACAAATCCTTGTAGAATATTAGATAGGTGTGAATTAGCACAACCTAAAAAAAGTAAATCTCAATATATAATAGTACATGACGTTGCTATTTCTAATGCAAAAAATTCGGATAACGCATGTACACATGTTATAAAATTAAAAGAAAAAAGTAATGGCACTTATTATAAAGACGTTGTTTTTACTAAAACTCATAATGGTATGACACTTCCTGAACAAAAAGAATTTATAAGAGAATTATATCATTTAAAATTTCCTAATGCTATAAAGATAATTATTGATATGAGAGGAAATGGAGAACCACTCCCATCTCTTTTCTATGAATCGTGGGAATATAAAGATGAAAAAACAAAAGAAATTTTAGAATTCCCTCCATTAGTGTTAGATAACGATGAAAAAGGTATGACCATAAGAAACGCTGTGCCAATAATTAGAGGTATTACTGCTACTCAAGGTAGTAATAATACAATGCATACATATTTAAAAGCAAGTTTTGAAAATGGTAGTTTAAGATTATTAAAGCATTCTACAGAAATGGATGAAGAACATAAATCTGACCA